TTACAAAGTCTTCAAATATTTTGCCCTTATAAAGCCTTTCGTTTAATTTAATGTTTCCTTCTTTCGTCCATTCAAAAAACTCGTGAGCAGTTTCAACAATAAACTTTCGTGTAAGTAGGTTTCCAAACTCATTATTAACTAAACCATTCTTTAAATAGTACTGCAAGCAGTTAACCATATAAGCATCAAACCTCGCCCATTCTTCATCAACCCAATCATCAAATAATAAATGACCGAAATGGTCTAAAGGTGTATTGTTTGAATTAAAGTAGCTGCTCATTTCAACCTCAAACTTCCTGCGCTCAAATGATCCACCAACACCGCCCACCGTGTAGTTAGTAGTAATTAATATTTTAGGACTTTTTTGTATTGGTAACTTAATTGCATCCTGCCCTTTGTACTCAATGGTTATCCCCTCAGTAATTAAACTGAATAATGATTCAAAAGTAAAGTTCTTTTTAACGTCATCAAAAACCAAAACTTGACAATCGGTGCTAACTGTCTGATATGGGAAAGTTTTTGTAAACTCAAAGGATTTACCATCAATCATGCTAACCTTTTTCATCTTAGAGATAGCATTCCAAAACACACCCTTGCCGCTTCCGCCATTAGGATTCTCGCTTATTGTTTCATCATTGAAAATAATAGCCTTGTTATTTGCTGAGGTCTTAAAGGTGTGCAATAGATAACCAATAACTGATTTAAAAGTATTGTATCTATCTCTATTCTTACCGCTAATTAACCAGATGAACTCTCTGAATATTGCCTCGTGATGGTCGGTGTCTGTGTAGGTTCTATTAATAATTTGATTCTTCCAAACGTATCCATCTAAATTTAGATAGTCTATCTTTTCAGTCTTGTTGTCGGTAATCTTTAGGGCTAAGTTTTCATAATAAATAAAGCACTCTGTTTGAGTATCCTCTTTCATTTTAATATCTGCCGACTTTAGAAAGGATAAATAGTTTGGAGTAAAGAACTGAGGGTTGCCTGCTATGTAATCGTATGGCTTAATTCCTATTTTATCATTGGCAAGCAAGTATTCTAAAACAAAATCCTTTATTCGCTTCTCATTTGTTTCCTCAATAAAATTACCTTGTCTTTTTATGAATGTATAAGTATTACCGCCTGCAGGATAATACTTCATGAAGTTTTCTTGCTCTAACCATTTCTTAAATTTAAGAGGACTTAATGAAATTCTACCCTTATCTGATACATTCCAAAAGTCATCTACCTCCATCGATTCCTTAACCCTCTCAATCGTTTCTATTTCGTGTGGATTAGATGCTCTTTCTAGGTTAGTCTTAATTTGTTCAATTCGTTTGCCACTTAATATCTGTTTTTGAATATGTGACTTTGTGTTGCTATCTTCAAAAAACTTTGTGCTAAAAGTATTTTTACCACGCTTGTAGGCACTATTAACTAAGTCTTGTATCTCATTGCCATTAAAGTCTTTTTCAGCAAATTTAAGCAGGTGATTAGATGAAGTTATTTGACTAATACCAAAATCATTTAAACTCATTGCAAATTTAAAAAGATTACTATTCCTTTCTCCATTTGCCATACTATACTTTTTATTGAACCAAGTAGTTAGCCTATCAATAATTTGTGATTCAGATTTTAAAGGAACTACCACATCACTATAAGTTGAACCAATCTCTGTGTATTCTTCTACCTCAATAGTATCGTATTCTATTGCCTCTGGATTATAATATAGTTCAGGGTCATAACTTTCATAACAAAACCTGCTTATATCCTTTGTCGACTTATCAAAATAAGGGCTGTCAATCTCAGCCATAAAAGCATTAAAGTAACCTTTAAAGTTTTCGGCATCCTTTGGTATCTTAACTAATGCTTTTAATCCGCTACCAGATGGTGAAATGAATACAGAAAAGATATAAGGTAAATTTGTTAATCGCTGCTTAGTTTCATTTAATATTTCCATATCTGGGAACTTATCAAAATCAACAATCATCAAACCGCTAGGTTCTAAAATATTTTTATTTGCTCTATGGCTAAAAGTTCCATTGAAACAAACGCCAGGCAACTGCTTCTTATATTTATCTTCTTTGGTTAATCTAAACTTTTCTACAAGTTCTTTGGAGTTACCTTCGATAATTCGCTGTAAGCAAATTTCTACTGCCCTATGAAAAGGGTTAGAGGCATCCTGTGCGCTCTTAAATACTGATACTAATATTTTACTCATACTTTGAATGTTTTAGTTGAATGACTTAAAAAATATCGGGGAAGGGTCATTCAAACCTTTTAGACAGCCGCCGCTGAAACCCGATTTTATAGAACAAAACTACATCTATTTATTAAAACTAATACCATTGTGCAAATCTTTTTATTAATTAATACAGATAATACACATTGAAAATACACATTGTAAATTTAAAAGCCTAGTGTTTTCGGGCATCCTGACAGATAGTACACATTTTTGCAATTTTTCAGAAACTTTTGGAAAAACTTTTGCCTTTATCATTTCTATAATGGATAAACTAGCCAAAAAATGTGTAAACCTGTATTATCTGTATTTCATAGTTTCTTTAATTCCTCATCCAAACCTTCTAAAACCTTATACATCGAATCTTGCAGTTGCTCCCAATCTTTGCTTTTGAATCTGGCATCGCTCAGTAAAGTTTCATCAATCTGTTTAATAAAGTAATTAATCTTTGGTTTAGCCTCCTTAATTACTCCTATTATGTGCTTGTTGTCTATTGCATCTCTGCAACTCCAGACTGTCTGCATTGCTTCGCTCGCTGCCTTGCTGCACATATAAGCCATTAATAGGTTTTGGATAATAGTTCTTTCCGATATCATAGCAGCGTTTCAATTTGTTTAATCCGTTCCACAAATAGCATATCCTTGTAGTCTAAATAATTCTGAATCTTGGTGCGAGCGTTCATTATAGTAGTGTGGTCACGCCCTCCTAATCTTAATCCGATTGATTGTAGGCTGTTGTAAGTATGCTTACAAGCTAAGTAAGCTATGCAATGCCTCCACCACATTATCTCACGTTTGCGATTGTTGGATGTTAGTTCCTTTTCTGAGTAGCCGCTTACTTTGGTTACTGCCCAAATGATGCCGTCAAGTGTAATTTTATGTTTGTTAACTCCGTGAACTCGCACATAGAAGTCTGGTTTTGATATTAGTAGTGTCATTTAATTCGTTTTCCGTCTACAAATTTTCTATTATGTAATTCAATTAATTTCATTGCCATTGCTTGCTCAATGTCGGATATGTTAAATCCGTTTAAATGTGCTACTTTAAATAGTAGTAGGAAACAATCTGCTAACTCCTCTGCTTGGTTATCCCTATCCTTTAGGACCATTGCTTCTCGCAGTTCCCAAATCTCATCAGACCTTAGTTTCATTAGTACATTTAAGTAGTACTCTTGCCCAAATGTAGCCTCGCTCCATTGGATGTATTCGTTAATTAGTAATTGGTTCATATTGTTATTTTTAATTATTAATTGTTTGCAAAGCTTTTTGATATGCCATAGCTGCTTTTAATTCACATCTAAATAATCCTAAAAATTTTTGTTTAGTTTTAATACGTATTTTTGCTCTCCATTTATTATATTGCTTATCCCAACAAACTCCAGCAAACTTACTACTATAACCCTTTTTGTCTTTAGAGCAATTTAATCTATTAGTAATTAATTGCAAGTTTTCTAATCTGTTATCAGTTTTCAAATTATTAATATGGTCGATAACAATTTCATGTGTTTTATTTGGCTTGTGATTTAAAAAAGCCATTGAAACTAATGAATGAATTGTAATTAACTTTTGGGTGTTTTTGACGTGCAAACAAACCATAAAATAGCCATGAATATTTGTTGCGGGTTTTAAAATTCTTTGCCTACTATACTTAATAGATTTTACGTTTCCCAAGTTACTAACTTGATAATGCCCCTCATAACTAGGGATGTCTTTCCAAATTTCCATAATAATATAAAAGTAGCCTCATCGGGTGCAATGTTAAACACCGAATGGAGTTGAACCCCGATGGGCTACAATATTTTTAAGAAGTGATTTTTATGGATTTAGTATTTAACATTGCAATACAAATATAATAATTTTTATCAAATTGCATTAAAATATTTTTATTTTAAATTTTCCAACATCTAACGCTAGTAAACCACCTGCCGTTATATTCCCTAGATTCGATATTAATCGAGCAGGTAATGGTGTGACCTATTTGATAGTCTTGCAGCCTGCTTATTGCTTTCTCGCTTACCTCAATAGCGATTAACTTTGGGTAAGTTTCTGCCGTTTCTACTACAATAGTCTGTTTTTGCCATGCCTTGCCTGACTTTGTTTCGCCTGATTCTAATGGTAGAATCTGTTTTAAAATTCCCTGAATTTCCATCTGTTTATTTATTTAAAGTGTGTTTATCAATTTAAGCATCATTTCGTGCGCTATTTCTACTTTAGCTAGTATTTGGTCTATTCGTTCCTGATTGCGCTCTATTTCGATTAAATGGTAGCTACGTTTGGAATCTTTAAAGCGTGGGTCATAACTCATAAAGTAACACGAATCAGAATCGCATAGGTAAAGGTTAGTTTGTATCTGGTCGTAATATTTAGGCAGTTCACTCTGAAAGTTCTTAGCGTTTACAAATGCCTTGTAATATAGATGTGTGTCTGAATTAGGGCATTTTATTTCTACTATCTTTTTTTGGCTTGTCAAAATCATATCAGGCGTTCCACCTAACTTGCCATTAGTAAAGAATACAAAGCCACCTGAAGAAGTGTAAATCACATCTTCGCTCGCAGGGTTAAGGTTTAATAACTCGCATAGTCTGAACGCTGCTTCGGGTTCGTTTTCTTTGCCCCAATCCATTTCGCTATTATAGAACTTAGGCTTAGGACTATCAAAATAGGCTGCAACCTTTTCTAATAAGTAGGTAATCGCTCCATCACTTAATAGCCTGCCCTCTGCTTGTGCTTTCTTAGTTGGTTCAGCCATTAGTCTGTTAACCTCTGAGGCTGTAAATTGGTCTTTGCGATGGTGTAACCA